AGTCCTGCCATTCTTTGTTGCTGTAATATGGTTAATACCAGCATTCTTCTGATTTCCAAATAAGAATATTAATGAAGATGCCAACCATAATGCCTCACCACCTTTTGCCTTGATTGTTGGTTGGCCAAATGGTGAATCTGGTAACTCTACCCAGGGTTGGTTAATAACAACCATTGTGTTATGGTAAGGGTAATCTTCTTTCTTTGATTTTGAAATTCTTGAATGTATACCCATTCCAACTTTATCTGCAAGAACAGCAGCATTGTGCATCTTACCACCCTTACCATCATAAGTCATCTTGCAAGGTATTGATCCGATACTATCAATCAAAAATAGAACAGAATATGGTAACTCACCTTTTTCTTGCGCATCCAATATCTCATTGATGAAATCTGTCATTTGCTCAATATAATCAAATGAATCATTAAATATGAAATCACCATCCCACTCATTATCCTCATTAAGTTCAGCTTTCAAACCCAATTCAACAGCATGTGCCCAATTCCACTTCTTTTCTGTAATAATGAAAATAGGTAAATGCCCCTTCTTTTGAGCATCTGCTGCTGCTAATATCATTGCTGTTGTTTTACTTGTATTAGAGTGTCCCAAGAACATACTAATACCCCCCATTACTGGACCAGGAACACCACAAGCATTATAAAAAGCATCACCACATGAATAATAATCCTCTGGTTTATACTTTGTTTTTGTTGAAAACTTCTCCTTGATAGCATCAACACTAGTTGCTGCCGCCTTCTTCTTTATTCCTGCCATATGTTTTTTGATTTAAAAAGAGAGATTTTTTGCACAAAGCATTGTTTTATGGTACTTTTTGCAAAAAATCTCTTTTAGGTTAATTAAAATGGTAATTCATCATCATTGTAGTCATCCTCAATAACCACATTTGTTTTCTGAACTGTTGCATTTTTTGCAACTGTTGCACCACCAAAGGATGCCTCAGAATTTGATGTATTTAAATACACATATTTACCTTGGGATTCATCCCATCTTGGGGATTCACCTCTTGAAATTGCTTCAAGATATTCTAATGGTTTTCTGCTATAAACATCTCTCCATGTTGATTCATCATTTGCCCATTTTTTTGCAAGATTTTCATCTTTTGATAATGGTGTTGGGTCATCATACATGATTGTTGAAACACTTGTATATTCCTTACCTTTAGGACTTTTTGACTTAACTAACTCAATAATCAAGTCTCTTCCTGCATCCATATCAGATATATCCCCTTTATTTCTAAAGATTGGAATAATCTTGTCAAGAATACCATCTTTCTTGTAATTGTGTTTGAACCTCCAATATTTTGGACCATCTTGTTCATTATCACGGTCAATCACCTTAACAACATAGAATAACTTGGCTTTATAATCTTTTGCCAACTCATCATCATCTTTTCTCTTCGTTGCTTTAAGTGCATTATACACATCAGTCAATGGGGATGCCTCATTGTCATTTCCTGCTGGGTCATAAATCTTTTGGTAGTAACCACCAACTTGTAATTCATGAAACCATGCCTCTTTAAATACAGATGAACCATCTGCTGTAGGTAAAATTCTAATCCTTTTTTGCCCTGTACTTTCTTTGTCATTTAACAATAATGTAAAATAACGCTTCATTCTGTCCTCTTGTGATAATTTTTGGGAATCCCCTTTTTGGTTTTTTTCATACTGCGCCATTATGGCATCTAAATTCGACATATTATATAGTTTTTGTTTACAATTTTTTAACTCTACAACAATAGGTAAGTTTTAATGAAAAAAAAAGGGGTGTTACCCCCTTTTTCTAAAAAAAATATTTATTACTTAAATTCTAGCATTGTAATTTTGTTCATCAGTATAATCTTCATCATCATTTGATGATGTATAAAAAGTATCCTTAATTTCATTAGGGTTGATGTTTGCCACATCATCAGTAGTTAAAACATAATCATTCTTTCCACTCTTTTCCATCTCAACTTGTTTGTCATCAAAAAATTGTGATAACTTCTGATTAAAAGGATAAGAATCATATGTCCTTAATTCAAGTTTTTCCTCTGGAGTTTTTTCTCTATATTTCTCAACCTTAGAATCTATGGCATTTAACTTATCAAATATACCATCCATAGTTGCTAACTTCTGTTCCAACTTATCAATCTGGGCAAACAAATTATCAAAATATTCATTCTGTTTTGTTTCCATATTCTTCTGACTTGAAACCAAATCTGTAATATCCAATTCTTCTGAATCTTCATCACCTTCTTTGCTATCACCCTCATCATCAATAACTGTAACATCATCATCAGTTTCAACATCTATTGGTTGGGGATTTGCAGCACTTAAAGGGTCTTCACCCCCACCTGGAGGTATTGGAGAAACTTCACCTGGGGGTGTCATAGGTGCATTAGGCATTGGTGCTGCATTGGGGTCTGCCATAGGGTCAACCGGAGGTGTTGCAAGCGCGTCTTGTTCTGTAATATACCTATTTATATTATGGTATCTATTAATTTCATTTAATATTTTCTGATCTATTTTCATTTTATTAATCATTTAACAATTCTTTTATACCCCCATGAGTTTTAACCTTAACTTGTCTATTTACTGTTTTAATTTCAGTTCTTTCTATTAAACCATCTTTTTCCCTAACAACAAAACACTCACCTGTGATTAGGTCACAAACCTCTTTTGAACCATCATCCAATGTTTGTTCTTTTGTGGTTTTTAAGTAATTATTCAAATTTTCAATCATGTTAATTTATTTTACATATAAATATACCAATAATTTAAATTATCAAAATAATTTAATTCAATTTTGGATATAAAATTAATTTTGTATAGTTTGCTCCAATATATTTAATATTCAACAAATTATCTTCATATGAAATTATATCCCCAATAGTATCATTATCTTCAATTTTTTGGTTTCCTTTGCTAAAGTTGAAACTATTTTCAATTGAATCTTTAATACTTTTTTCATTAATTGTGTAAGTATTTGCTGCTGTTTGCCCAGATTCTGCAAGAAACTTAAAGCCAGTAAAAGGCAAATTATTACTTCCCTTATCTATCTTTAAACTCACATATATAGTATATGTATCTGCTGATTTAACCTTAATATCAGAAGATGAACCAACTACCTTTGGTGCACTATCTAATATATATAATCTTACCAAGGTATCTTCTATGGTCTTATTCATTACATCCAAATATAACAATTCTTTTGGATTCTTTGCCTCAAAGAACATATCAAGTTTATACGGGAAAGTATATTCTGGCTCTGCTGGTGTCCTAATTACTTTAATATTATTGTAGGTATATTCACACACCTTATTTAATTTAGTTCTATCTGATTTATTTCTTGCACTAACATATAATTCTTTTTGGCTTTCTGTAACTATAGGTCTTAAAGATTTTAATGATATATTAGCATCTGCATATTTCTTATTTACTTTATCATAAAATTTGTTCTTCTCTATTCTATCAAAATTCTTTTTTGCACCTATGTTTGGGTCATTAGTTGGATTTTCATTATATAACCAATTTATAACATAAAACCAAGTGACTTCAAATTTTTGCTGTTCTATAATAGCATAAAACCCAATCAAAGCTGCTCGCATAAAATCCACATATAAATCAAATGAACTAAAAATTGCAAAAGGTGTTTGTATGTTCTCCTTTTCATCCATTTTTGCACAATAAAATAATTTCTTATCTTGATTGTAAGATGCAATTTCACCCCTATTGTAGGTTAACCAAACATTTCCACAATTATTGTGATTTGCCTTAAATCCATCTTTTTCATAGGAAGCCAAATAAGTAATAAGATATATATTGTCAGCCATTTTCTGATCACCTGGAACTCGTGAATTTATTGCTGTATAAATTTGTGTGGCTGATCAATAAACTATTAATTCTTCTGTTCTTTGTTCATATTCAATATAACCTTCATATAAGTATTTACCACATTCACTTGAATTTGTTTGTTTTGAACCTTTTGTTTGTGTGTTATTTGTTGCAGTAGCCTCTTCATCTTTTTCATTAACAATTGATTTTGAATAATTGCTTTCAATCTTTGTTAATAAATTTTCATTAATACTTGTAAGATATGTATCTGTACTAGGGGGTGAATAGATACTTTGTCTAACACCTGTAAATGTTGTTTCAAATGACCCTGGTGCAATGTTATGTGAAACTTCTGTAATAAAATAAGGCCCACCAAACATAGGAACATGTTCCAAATTGAAATACATTGTTGGTTGTATCAATGCATTACCCATACAGTTAATTGTTGACTTATAACTCAAGTTCTTATACAAATTAAATAAGGATACACTCTGTGTTGTTACCTCCCTATTTGATACATTATTTCTTAAAGCCTCTTGCTGGACTAATGATTCAAGAGTTGCTGTACCACTATTCTGGTCAACTTGAATACCATAGAATATGGCTTGATTTCTAATTCCTGCATCAACCAAGAAACTAACACACTTATTTGATTGCGACCAGTCTTTCTTGCCTGCCTGATCCTCCAAAAAAGGTATCTTTGATGGTTTTAGCATATCAATAGCATCATCCCCATACCTAAAATCTTTTGGCCCAGATGGGGTTGTTGAACCCCTACCAGAATAAATGCAAACCAATTTTGGTCCTGATTTCCTATAATCAACATCAGAATAATTGCCCCAAACATCATTTGCTATTTCTGTTGAATTTTGAATAATATCATCAATATTATCTGCCGCAGATAATGACCCATAAAAATTAACATAAGATGGCATTGGCAAAACATTAAAATTATTTTTAACCAAAATACCCCCAATAAAGTTGAATACGGGTGTTTTTACATTTGTTTTTGCTCCAACAAAAATCTTTTTTAAATCAAAAATATCAACATAATACAAATCACCTATGTTCCTATTCCCCCTATCCAAAAATAAAACATCCTCAAATAACGTTCTACTTGTATAATCACTACCAGATATCCATTTATCATTTATGGATTTGAATGTCTCATATAAATCATATTTTGAAAACTTACTATCTAATCCTGATGTTATCTCATTGATTTCAACAATATCAATATTATTTATCTCCCTCTTCAACAATAATAAAGTTTGATTCACATTATCTTCCAAGAAAGTGTCCAATGCTTTTTGGTTATTATCTAGCAAAATCAAGAATTCTTGTTTTGTAATATTTGGTTTCTTTAACTTTTGTGTTGCATATATCTTTATTGGTTTTGCAAGTGCAATGATATTCTCTGATGTGAATTCAATATTATTGTCAATGAAGAAATCTGTAATATATGAGCCACTATTCTTATATGTTAGTGATTCAATTGTCGAGAATCCAATATGTAATTTTAATGTTTCCCAAGCAGGGGCATTTGATAATTCAGATGTTTGAAGTGATATGTTATTTGGCAAACTATTTGCAGCATAACCCTTAAACCGTTTTGGGTTTTGAATGGTTGAATTTCCCCCCAAATGACTTATCAATGAATTATACTCATATCTATCATATTGTGTTGGATTTCCATACTTAA